TCTTTAGTCTCATCTATTTGTTTAGTCATTTGTTTCTCCTTTGTTAAATGTCTAATACTGAATACTAAAAAGTATTCATGAATGCTCAATGCAACGAGCATTCAAAAATACTTTAAGAGATTTTAAAATATTTGAGTCAATAAACTAACGATACAAAGTTATTGCAACCACAAGTCTCTAAACAGTATTAACAAAAAGTTAAATTGCTTATCCAATAAAATTATAGGTTAGCCATTGCTGACTCGAGTGGACTTTCCTACAGGCTAAGAACTCCTCAAGACTTGTCAGAGATTAAGATTAGGTTTGGAAGCTAATCAGAGTATGCTAACTCAAAGTCCCCTGTAGGCACACAATTTTTGTTATCATGGAAAAATTGGAAACCATTAAAAAAAATTTAATCGATATTCGCTCCTAAAAAAAACATGGTATTTTTATATACAACTCCCACTAATTTACAATACCTAAATACAACTAAATATAACTATATATATCAACACTTTTAAAAGGTTCTAATACTGTTCTATATAAATTAGTGAAAATAATTACTAGATTAAATGGTATCATGGCTAGAGATAGGTCTATAACAACCGATGACATCAAACAGTATTATTTTAAAATGCCACGCAGTCATCGGAGCATACGCAGATTGTATTCTGAATTAAAAGAAAAATTTCCGAAAAAAAAAATACCATCACTCGCAACAATATTCAGACACAGTAAACAGGAGGGATGGTTAAAAGAAGCTAACATGGTAGATGTAAAAACAAATGAAAAAACTTTAGAGAAGATTGCTGAAAAAAAATCTGTGGAGTTTACCGAACTAACAGACAAACTAAAGGCAACATCTAATGAAGCATTAGAGAAAGTTTTATTAGCATTACAAAGTGGTGTTGGTAGTAATTTAGAAAAACCTATTGACCTTTTGAATATGACAAAGGTTGGAGTGGAGTCTACAAAGTTAGCAAACTTGTTAGAAGGTAATCCGACATCAATCAGTGGTAATATGCATTTGGATACAGATGATGTTGTTGCATTAAAAAAACATATAGCAGATTTGTATGCATCGATTAATGATGACCTCTTCGTAAAACAACAAGAACAAATTAAAAAAAAGTTTAACTAATGGATTGCAGATGTGTTTGCATTCCAAAGTGTTGTGAGACACAGAAGTGCAGTGAAATATTTTGTGACTGTAAAAAAAAAATACAGGAACAAGAAACAGAATTAGAAATTGAATTTGTCCCAGAAGAAAAAACTATTCATTGATAAATTTCTGGAGCGAATACAACAGACTAAGAAAAACTAAAGAGCATTCATTAGAACTTGCTAAGATAAAAACTTGTTGCAAGTGTGGTAAACAAAATAGTCCTGTGAGTGATGCAACCTTTAGTAAATTCTACTGCATGAACTGTTATAGGAAACAGTCCAATACAGTAGAACAAGATAGACTAGTTAAGAATGCGAATAAGACTCTTAACCTTTTTGATTGAGTCTAAGTCTTTGACATACTCATTGTTAACTTTGTTAACGAAGACATAATCCAATAAAATAATTCTACCGATTGCATCTATTAAAGATATTTTTCGGAGGGATGTATTGGTCTCATCATGTCTCTTAACAATCGTCACCTTAGTCTGCATATCACTAATACGTTTAGCATCATCAGACTCTAACCACTTGTCTAATTGAACAAGTATTTCTTTATCACTAATCATTGTTTAATCCTTTCGATGTAGTGTCATAGTCCTATGTGATTTATTGCAATACTTTTGCAAAATAATTATCTCACATAGTTATGTGTATAAATAAGTTCAATTATGGAAATTAAACTTACATATTACTGTGTATAAAAGTCTCTGAATTTTCCAATATAAAGAGCATACAGTGGTGTCTAAATAGTTTGGTGTAGGATTGGATAGAACACTTTTTTGCCGACAGTCTGAGTGCAACAAATATATTCAGTTCTGCATTCATTGGTCTGTCTTATTATATAGAATAACTACATATCATTCCTAGTAATTACAGGAATATAAAAGAGAATAGAGTAGGGAATGTACGGATTAGTGCATTAATTCTTATAAGATATATTATGCAACAATACAATATATCACTCAATACTATCATCACTCCCCTACCCTACTGTATAACTCGCTTATCTAGGGCGTTTTTCTGACATACTGTATTATTGACCCCCCACCCCCCTGTTTGCTCGACTTACCTAACATCCATACAATGCCTACTGACATACCATAGTAGCAGAGAAAACCCCCACCCTATTAATATGGACCACGGGGTATATTTATATATACTGATAGCATGGATGAAACGCTGAAGGTGGATGGATTTGATAAAGCCATCATGGGATACGCTGGAAGATGTGGAATGAATGACGTTCTGCTCTACAGCATGAAAAAGATTATTAAAATATTGAAGAAGAGAGACGGTATGACAGAGGATGAAGCCCTGGAATACTTCTATTTCAATATCAAAGGTTCCTACATGGGAGAGGGAACACCACTATTTTTTGATGACACATGAGAATACCAGAGACTACAGAAGAGAAGATAGCCCAGCTCAAACTCTTAGTAGATAAAGTAAAAGATTTAGAAACACAGGAAAGTGCTCGCAACAGTCTATTAGGGTATGCAAAATCCCAAATGGACAATTATAAGACCCCTCCACACATCACGAAGCTGGCGGAGAAGCTAGAGGCGGTGGAACGTGGCGAAATCAAGAGACTCGCCATATTCATGCCACCCAGACACGGCAAATCTATTCTGACATCAGAATTCTTTCCCGCATGGTTTATGGGCAGGAACCCCGATAAGTATATTATCTGTTCCACATACGCTCAGGACCTGGCGGATGATTTTGGGCGTAAAGTCAGGAACCAGCTTCAGGATGATAACTTCGGCAAAATTTTTCCCGACACGCAGTTATCGACAGACTCAGCGAGTGTAAGGAGATTTCACACGACCCAAGGTGGCGTGTACTACGCAGTGGGTGCAGGCTCGGCTATTACGGGTAGAGGTGCACACTTACTACTGATTGACGACCCGATTAAAGGGCGTGAGGAGGCAGACTCGCAGGCGATGCGTGGAAACCTCTTAGACTGGTATCGCTCCACCGCATACACGAGATTAATGCCGAATGGCAGTGTTATCTTGATTCAGACCAGATGGCACGAGGATGACCTTGCAGGATGGGTACTCAAGGAGACGGGACACGAGGGGTGGGACATTGTCGAGTTCCCAGCGATATTAAACGGAACCGCAGCTGATATGCTCGGTCTGAATGAGGGCGACCCGCTATGGGAGGAAGCCTACCCGCTGGAGCGACTAGAAGAGATTAAGAAGACCGTAGGAACACGGGAGTGGACATCGCTCTACAACCAGACTCCCTCAGTGGAAGAGGGTAACGTCATCAAGCGATGGTGGTGGAAGTATTGGAAACGAGAGCAACTACCCGAAATACAGTACAAGATACAGTCTTGGGATACCGCTTATACAGCGAACCAGAACTCTGATTACTCTGCGTGTACAACGTGGGGTGTGTTTTCTGGCGAGGGCGGATACAACCTAATTTTACTCGACTCGTTTAGAGAACGCCTGACGTTCCCTGAGTTGAAGAATGCAGCGATAAGTCTGTACAATATGCACCAGCCTGATAATATTCTCGTGGAAGCCAAAGCGAGTGGATTATCACTAGTGCAAGAGTTAATGAGAACGGGAATACCGATTACACCCTTTAATCCGAAACGCATGGATAAGCTGGCGAGGGTTCACGCCATCACGCCATTATTCGAGAGCGGCAGGATTTGGGCACCCGACACGGATGAAACCGAGGCGGTGGTATCGCAGTGTGCGGCTTTCCCCAACACGAAGAACGATGACCTAGTCGATTCGCTATCGCAGGCATTATTAAGATTGCGTAAGGGCTGGATGGTGAACCATCCGCAGGATGTCCCCTACGAAGAACCGACAGGACCGAGAGGAAGTTATTGGCAATGAGAGAATCATTAATTGAATCAGTGAAGAGACACGAGGGTTTCCGTGACCAAGTCTATCTGGATACGCTAGGCAAGAGAACCGTGGGCTATGGGCACCTCTGCGTGGAAGACCACTGGGAAGACGGCAAGGTGTACGATAAGGAATACCTTGAGGAAATACTTAAAAAAGATTTACAGCACGCAGTGGATACGGCAACGTATATGTGTGAGAAGACAGAAGTAAGCGAAGAGGCACAAGATATAATCACGGAGATGGTGTTCCAGCTAGGCGGGAATGGTGTCTCTAAATTTAAAATGATGTGGGAGGCTCTCAAGGCTAGCCCACCAAACTACGAAGAGGCTTCAGTCCAGATGCTCGATAGTCGATGGGCACAGCAGACCCCGAACAGAGCACGAGAGATGGCGGAGCACATGAAATCATTAGGAGGCAAGTAATGGGAAAAGTAGGTACAGCAGTAGAAAAGACTGGACTAGGAAAAAAAGCATTGGATTTGGTAAATCCATTTAAAAACAAATTAAAGAAATACATAGTAGCAACGGCTGGATACAATAGTTTTCCAGAGATGAAAAAAGCATATCAAGAAGGAGAAATTTCTCTGAATGACATAGCAAAAATTGGAGTAAAGGCAGCCGCTGGACCCATTGTAACTACATACAAAGGGGGTAAAGCTGTACTAGATGAGGCTATTAAAGAAATTTATAGTCAGTTTGGTCAAAAGAAAGCTATGGGCGGAATGATGGAAGCCCGTAAAAAAGGCATGGGTCTAAAAATGAATACAGGCGGCATGGCTGGTTTTCCAGATTTAACTGGAGACGGTAAGGTAACTCAGAAAGATATTCTTAGAGGTAGAAAAGTGCCAGGCTTTAAAGGTGGCGGAACAGTTA